CGTCCATTGCGGCGCGGACGACGTCCGGGATCGGTGACCCGGGCGCGGCGTCCTTCACGACGTCCGACACGGTCCGGGTGACCTTCTTCCCGTCCTGCTCAACCGTGACCTTCTTCGCTCCGAGGCCAGGCGTCGTCTTCACGACAAACGCCGCGGCGTTCACGGCGTTGTCCCCATTGCGGGACCGGGACGACGTGATTGCGGAGCGCAACCGGTTGACCCGGGTCTGATCCTTCAGGGCCTCGCGGTAGACCGACACGACGCGGGCGTCCAGGACGCTGCGCCAGAGATCCGTACTGCCCGCGAGGTCCGGCATCCCGTCCGACCGGAGCACGGACGCCCGCATTGCGGTCTCGGTCAACGTCAGGTCCCGGACGATGCCGTCCAACGCGTCCGCAGCGGACGCGTACTCCGACACGAGCGGTGTCGCGAACGCCAGCGCGGACGCGAACGCCGCGCCGGTGCCATCGGCGAACCTGGACCCGTCCTTCACGCCCGACAAATCGAACGCGTCGGGCGCGGCGTCCGCGGGCGTCGCAGCGGTCTTCGCGGCGGTCTTCGCGGGCGCGGTCTTACTTGTGGCGTTGGTAGCCATTTGTGGTGTCTCCTCTGGAAACGTCAGACCCCCTCTGACAGGGGAACGGCGTTGGTGCCGTTCGCGCGAGGCCGCGTCACGCGTGACACGGACCCGGTCCCGCGCGAACGGCACCAAAGAGGAGAGACAGATGAGTTTTCAAGGTCCCGTTGCGGCGTCGTCTTCGCCGCGCCCGTTTCTGTGTTCCGGGTCAAGTATCCCACGTCAAGCTAGGACGGGTCAAATACCTAGCGTCACTAGGTATCCCTGATTCCGACGTCTGTACAGACAACGTAGTGACCCGTGTCACGCGTGACACGGACCCGGCGTTGGCATCGGTGACGACGTCGTCATGCGCGACAACGCGTCCGCGTCCGCCGCACTGGCAACGCGCACGCGTAAGCAGGACTGACGACGTCGTCAACACTGGCGACGCGTCACGCGCGGACGGGGCGCGAGCCAGCCCGATTCGGCGACCCCGCCCCGGAGGGAGTCAGCGCCTCAGCCGTAGTCGCGCGGGGGGGCAACGTACTTCCATCCGCCGTTTTCAAATCGCCCCCCCGCGCGGGTACGATTCCAGCGCTCGGGCCGGACGTGGCGGGTTACCTCGATGAGACGACAGCCCCGTCGCACCTACATGACCGAGCTTCCCCGATGGCCGTGAACGTGTGGATCGAACCGGAGTACGACGACTTCGGGGCGCCGACGGGCTTGTACTCGGTCTTCGGCGACGAGGAGGTGTGGCGTTACGGCCGGGGCGCGGTGCTGGTGGACGCGTGGGTGGTGGCGAAGAGCTACGACCCGAACGCGGTTCTGAAGAACCCGAACCCGTGGCGGGTGAGGCCGTTGCCGTTCCCGGAACTACAGAAGCCTCGACGTCGGGGCAAGGTGAGGATCAGGCCGCACCCGCTCCACCGAGGGATCCAGGCGGCGCTTCTACGGATGAACGGCCGCACGTTCTGAAAAGGCCCTACGCCTGGATGAGGGTCGACCGTGGTGGTGTCGGGCCGAGCGGCAGGAACATCTGGCCGGTGGCGTTGCCCCATCCGCTCCACGGGTTCGCTCTGCCAGCCCCGTAACCGACCTGGTCGGGGGTGATCATCGGCGAGTAACCCCACAGGTTCGGCTGGGCGCGGAGGATGCTGAGGAGGGATTGCCCGGGCGGCGTGGTGTTCGTGAACCCTGGGATCGGGTTTCCCATCCTCGGGATCCTCGGAACCGTCGGGGCGGCCGTTCTCGCCACGGCTAGACCCTAGCGCGCGCCTCGCACTCCTTCGTGCAGAACATCCAGGTGGGCGGCTGCGTGCGGTCGTGAACCGCCGAGATCAGCTGCCGCCCGCAGCCGGGGCAGTCCCAGGTGGCGCAAAGGGTGCCGCCCGCGATGCCCTCCCAGGCGTTGATGGACGGCAGGTAGGTGCGGGGCGGTTCCATGACCGTCGAGTGCAGATGCACGGAGGCGTGCGGGTGGCCGATCCTGTGGCGCATGTCCTCGGGTTCGTGGCCGAAGATCGGCTTCTTCGGAAGCTGATGACCGGTCATCCGAACGGCCACGCGTTCACGTGCTTCGCCACCTCGATCGACAAGTAGATCAACCAGACGGCGACGACGACGCCGAGGATCCCGAACGGTCTCAGGTCGTTACGGTTCATGGCAGATCAGGCTCCTTCTGCTCGGGCCAGCCGTGCGGCTGGGTCGGCTTCTCGGAGGTGGGCAGCATCGCCACCGCTGTTCGGGTGCGACGCGCTCGCCTGTCGGCGAAGCTCAGGAGTACCACCAGCACGGCCAGGAGAAACAGGCAGCCGACACAGAAGGCGACGAGGGTGTTGCTGCTCACTTCTTCCCGTTTCCGTTCGTGGGCAGGGAGACGACGATGATGGCTACGGCTCCGACGATACCCAGCACGGCGAGAAGGTCGCTGGGCGTGTCACGGTTCAGGATCAGCACGACGATCGCGAGCACGAACGCGATCACGCCGCACAGGATCAGGTAGACCGTTCTTCTGACCGGGTTCATTCCGCGACACGGACAAACCAGATCTGGGCTTGCGAGGTGGAGCGGTTGCGACGGTAGACACCGCCCCCGTTCGACTGGCTGCCGCTGGAACCCTCCGGGCTGGTGTTCGCCTCCACCGTCTTGAAGCTGGTGGCGTTCCCGGACTCGAACAAGCCCACGTGGTCGGCGACCCCGTCCCAGCCGAAGTCGAACAGCACCACGTCACCGGGCCGCGGGTCCTTCGTGATCGACAAGCCCCGGTGCCCGGCCCTCGCGTCGGCCAGCATGTAGGGGCAGTAGGAGTAGGCGGAGCCTTGCTGAAAGCTCGATGAGCCGCCCGCGTCGACCTCGTACCAGTAGCTGACCGCCATCGCGCAGTACGGCTGGTAGTTCATCCCGTACCAGCGGCCGTAGAAGGTGTCGTTGTTGCCGGTCTCGACGTAGCCGATATCCGCCTGGGCGGCGGCGAGCGCGCGCTCCCTCGTCGTTTTCTGTGGGGCCGGGGGCGGGTTGAACCGCTTGTAGGCGAGCGCGATCAGGTTCTGGGCGTTCGTGTCCATGCACGGCTCACCCGCGTGGGGCAAGCCCTCCGGGACTCGCATGGAACGGAACGTGTTGAACGTCGGCTCGCCCACGTTGCCGGTCGGCTGGATCCCCTGCTGGCGCTGCACCCCGGCGACACCGGAGTCACCCACGTTGCCGCCCGGCTTGCCGAGCGAGAACTGCTTGGAGAACGCCCTGTCGAAGTTCTGCCAGGGCCAGCGGCCACCGCGGCTGACGGTGCGCTTGTACGCCTCCACGTCCTCCCCGTCCTCGTCACCGACATGGAGCGGACGTGGGAACCCGACCACCGGAACCATCGGCCCGCCCGGGTAGCCCTTCTCCCACCAGCTGTCGCCCACCCCGTTAGCTTACGACCTCGGGCGGACATTGTTCCGCGCCGCTGGGGGCGGGGACGTTGGGGGGACTTGCGTCCCTGCCCCTCTAGTTCCTGCGGGCGATCGCCGAACTCTGGAGGATCCGGGTGATCATCGCCATCCGATCGGCGGGGTTCGCTGGAACCAGCCCGCGTCCGCGCGCAGCCCGTGCCGCGATCAGACGGGTCAGGTAGGCGGCAGGGAAGCCGCGCTCCGGATACAGGCCCGCCCGGGACATGCGATTGATCCCGGAGGTGAGAGTCGGCGCGTCCGACCCGGAGATCCGGTCGAGCGGGTTCTTCGCCTCCGAGATCCCGGGAAGGGACGAATACTGGACGTCGGGTCTGCCGATGCTGTGACCGGGGCCACCGGCCCTGACGAGGGCACGCACCGACGGGTCGGCGAAGTTGAAGGCCGCGTTGATACCCGGGGTGGTGGAGCGGCTGGAGAAGTGGATCGCGGAGAGCAGGGCCTCCTGAGCGTCGGTCGGCAACCCTGCGCCCTTCCCGGGCACAAGGATCGTCGCCAGGTTGAACAAACCGGAGGGGGTGCGGGGGTCGAACGCCTTCGCGTTCTCGGTCAGGTACTGGGTGATCGAAGGGCGGGACGCGTCCAGGTTCGTCATCGGCGGCAGCCCCGCTGACGAGCGCTGTGGCGTGAACGCTCTCTCGATCGCGCCAGCCCCGCTCGCGATCGCACCCCCGACACGGCTCAGGATCGGAGCCATCAGATGAACTGGAAGTGGCGCCGGTCGATCGGGGACCGGTCGTAAGACTCAGCCGTCTTCTCCAGGGCTGTAACCCAGGCGTCGACCAGCATCGGCTGGACGAACTTGTCGGTGAGGCAGCCGCTCTCCTCAAGCATCGCCCCCATGTAGCCGAGGGCGCGGAGCGCGTGCGTGATGCTCAGAAACGACTCCTGGGTGAGTTCGTAGCTCACGTCGGCACGAACCAGGGGATCACGCGGAAACAGGCGGAGCAGACGAACCGTCCCTGCTCATCCCGGAACACCCTCACAAGCCCGTTGCTCTGACAGAAGATCGTCACTGAGCCTGCTGACGGAGGTTCCCTGAACTCTTCAACAGCCGAAGGAACTGCGCCTGAGTCTGAGGGTTCTGGTTGTAATGCCCGTAGGCCAGCATCCGTGACAGCTGCAGGGCCGTCCCAGAGTCGACGCCGTTCCTGCCCAGGCTCGACGCCATCCGCATCTGGTCGTTCCGCGCGCTGTCAGTCGGCGTCGCGATCTTCCCCAGGATGTTCCCGATCGTGTGGATCAAACCCTGACTCGCAGCTGAAGCCACGGCCCAGACGTTACGTGACGTGAAGAGCGAGTGCGCCCTACTTCTCATCCTGCCGGTGGGTAGATCTGGGGGCGGTGGGCGCACTCCCCCCAGGTGCAGGAGAGTGCGTGCTGCCGTTCGGGTGAGTCCGAGGTATGGCTACAGCGCAGCCTTTCGGCCGGAGGCTCGAACGCGTCCAGGTCCGCCTTTACCGCTCGCCTCCGCTCCCGCGCTCTCGCGCCGGGACGGGTTTCTCTAGGTCTGGAAGTAGGAGAGGGCGCATCCCTGATAACCGGCGCGCAGCCCGGAAGTCCTTCTGAATGAGCGGGGAGCCATCTCTCCTGTTAGGCTTCCACCGCTGCTTTTGGAAGAGCGCAGACGATACGCCTCGGGGAGCCTTCCGGTCAACCCCGAGGCGTTCGTCGTTCCAGGGACGTAAACTCGCGGCGTGGCCGTAACGCCCCCGGCGATCGACAACGCCGAGCGCCTGTTCCAGGGCGGCGACTACCTCTCCAGCGCGCTCGTCGACTACCTGGCCTGGCTGCAGCGCAGGATCTCCGACCTGGAATCGACAGGCGGAAACCCCGATCTCACCAACTACCAGCTGCGGAACGAGAAGGGAGTGGCGAACGGCTACCCGACCCTGGACGCCACCGGGATCGTTCCCCTCTCCGAGCTTCCGCCCATCTCTCCTGGCCCCCCAGGAGCGACAGGCCCTGCGGGTCCCGGCGGACCGCAGGGCCTCCAAGGTCCGATCGGCCCCACAGGCCCCACAGGCCCGCAGGGCGGCGCAGGCCCGGCAGGCCCACAAGGCCCGCAGGGGCCGACAGGGGTGACGCCCGACCTGTCCGCCTACCAGCTGCTGTCGGCGCGAGGGAACCCGAACGGCTACCCGTCGCTCGACCCGACCGGGAAGGTTCCGCTGGCCCAGCTGCCAGCGATCGGCGCTGCCACCGCCGCGATCCCCGGCGAGATCCGCATGTGGGGCGGGGCGGCGATCCCGTCCGGTTACGGCAACTGGGTGTGGGCGGACGGCACCGCCTACCCGAACGCCACCTACCCGAGCGCCGCCGCGAACATCGCCGCGGCCTGGCGCACGTTCGCGGGTGCGGTCGACCCGGGCGGCTCGAACTTCCGTGTCCCCGACCTGCGCGGGCTTGTCGCGATCGCCCTCGACGCGATGCCCGGCGGCGCGAGAGCGAACCGTCTCTCCCGCGCGGTCGCGGCGACGCTCGCGGGCAGAACCGGCGAGGAGTACCACACCCTCTCCACCGCCGAGCTTGCCTCGCACAACCACGGGGTAAACGATCCCCAGCACGAACATTCGGCGAGCGTCACCGCCGCCTACAACTACGGCGCCGACGGCAGCGAGAACGTCGAGGTGGGGTCGCCGCAGACGCACATCGACAACGCCGGTCTGACCGTGGCGATGAGCTACGCCGCGACCGGGGTCACGGTTCAGGCGAACGGAGGAGGAGGTGCCCATGAAAACGTCCCCCCGGCAGTCTTCGTCCCGTACATCGTCAAGCTCGACGGATGACGAGAAGGCGGAGGCCAAGGCCGGTATCCACGACAACGAGAAGGCGGAGAAGACGGCTAGCTCCGACAAGTTCATCCAGAAGGCGCTGAAGCGCCCGGGCGCGTTGACGAAGAAGGCGAACAAGGCGGGGATGACGCCGCTGGAGTTCGCCCGCGCCCACCAGTCCGACAAGAGCCTCACCGGCCAGCAGTCCCGTTTCCTCCTGAACGTTCTGCACGGGCGGCACAAGTGAGCGAGCAGGAGAACGACCCGAGAGGGTCGCTCGCACGGGCGCTCCAGGGCTACCTGACCCCGGAGCAGATGGACAAGCTCGTCAACGAGGTGCTGGCGATCGAGAAGCGCACCTCCGTCGAGTTCCACTGCAAAAAGTGTGGGCATCTGCAGCGGCAGTACGGCTCGGTCAGCGATGCGAAAGCGGTGGCTGTGGCCCTGCCGGATCTCCTCAACCAGGCGTACGGCCGTCCGGTCGAGGCGACCGTGATGGCCGACCCGATCCGCTTCTACCGCCTCACCGACATGAGCGAGCTTCCCGAGGATGCTCCCAGGAGCGCGCAGGAGCGCCCAGGAGCGGCTGCGGCGCCCGAGGCGGCCTAGATGAGCCCCTATTCCATCGCGAAGGCCCTCGGGGGCGACACGCCTGCTGTGGACACCAAGATGGAGAGGTGCATCGCTGATCTTCAGGCGCAGGGCAAGCCGAAGATAACTAGTCTAGTTATATGCAAATCGTCGATCCAACGATCTCTAGCCAAGAAGAAGAAGTAAAGGTCTGCACCAGCTGTGGGATCGAGAAGCCCTTCAGCGAGTTCTGGAAGCACCCGCTCGGCAGGCACGGCCTCAGACCCAGATGCAAGACCTGTCTCAACGCCCAGATTCGCTCCTATCAGCGAGCGAACCCCGAAAAGCTGCGCGCGGCGACGAAGCGTTGGTACGACCGTGACCCCGAGAGGGCGCGGAGAATGGCAAGAGATCAGAAGGCGAAGAACCCTCGGCGCGAGCGCGCCCACAGGCTCGTGCGAGAGGCTGTTCGTCGTGGCGAAATCGTTCGTCCCGTTTTCTGCTCGACGTGCGGGCGATCCGATCTTAGGATCGAGGCACATCACGAGGATTACGACATGCCTCTCGACGTGAACTGGCTCTGCTCCTCATGTCACGGGGCGACGCACGCGAAGAAAGGACGCCGATGAGCACGATGGTTGGAACCGTCGAGATCCCCGCGAAGTCCACGGTGGCGGCGATGAACCGCTCCGACCTGGACGCCCTCTCCGACGAACTCGGCCTCGACACCGACACGTTCTCTACCCGCGCGGACGTGATCGAGGCGATCGAAGGCGCACGGGCGGGGACGCCCGAGCCGACCGAAGGCGAAGAGGATTCGCTCTACCCGCCCTACATGGACATTGTCCCCGGCGAACGCCCCGACACCGAGGAGCCGGTCGCAGACCCCCTCACCGGCTTCATCCTCGTCAACGTCACCAACCCCGACCAGGATCCGGTGAACGGCGACACGGTCTTCTTCAACACCGACCTCCCGCCGCAGGATCCCCCCCGCTTCGTGCGCGTCCTGGTTGTCCACGAGGACGGGACGCCACTCTTCCAGCTGGACACCCCCGCCGAGCCGATGCGAACCCAGCCGTTCGTGCTCGGAGGGACAAGCCTGTGGACGGAACATCACGACGAGGGCGGCCAGGGGACGGCGACGTTCGTCACGGTCGGCAGCGACGGCGAGGAAGTCGAGGGTGCCAGCATCAGCTTCACGGTCGCCGACAAGGTCTGAATGGCGGGCGAGCTTCCGGTCACGGTCAACCTGGACGCCTACCAGGGCGACTCCTGGTTTCAGACGTTCCGGCTGCTCCAGGACACCACCCCCGTCGATCTGACCGGGGCGTCCGTCACCAGCGAATGTCGCGGCCCCGGCACGCTCGTCTACGACATGCCGGTGCAGATCGGCGACCCGACCACCGGGCAGATCACCCTGGTTCTCCCCGACGGGATCAGGGCCGGAAGCTACCGCTACGACGTGCAGGTGCAGAAGGCCGGGACCACCACCACCTGGGTCAGCGGCCACCTTGAGGTCGCCTCGGAGATCACCCCGTCGTGAGCGTCGTCGAGGTCGTCGAAGGGCCAGCCCCGGTCATCGAGATCGTCCAGGGCACCTCCTCGGTCGTCCAGGTGTTCGAGGAGCAGGGGCCGATGGGGCCTCAGGGAGTCCCAGGCCCGGAGGGGCCGCAGGGGATCACCGGCGCGCAGGGGCCTGTGGGGCCGACCGGTGCGACCGGCTCGACCGGCGCCCAGGGGCCGCAAGGGTCGACGGGCGCGACAGGCCCGCAAGGCCCCCAGGGCACCACCGGTTTGACCGGCCCGCAAGGCCCGGTCGGAAACACGGGGCCGCAAGGCCCGGCTGGCCCAGCTGGCGCCGACTCGACCGTCCCCGGGCCACAAGGCCCGCAGGGGAACCCGGGCGCGACCGGGCCACAAGGTCCGACGGGCGCCACGGGCGCGACAGGCCCGCAAGGCCCGACAGGCTTGCCGGGCTACCCCTCCACCACCGGCAAGCTCAACGACATTCTTACCGTCACCACCGACGGTGGCCCCCCGACCTGGCAGCCGGTGTCGGGCGGCACGATCGACCCGGCGGTGTGGCAGGCGAAGTCCGAGAAGAACCAGCCCTCGGGCTATGTCGGCCTCGACGCGAGTAGCAACATCAACCTCGTCGCCGCCGCCCAGGTCTACTGGGGCGGCGACACAAGCGTCTATCGCTCGTCGGCGGGTGTGCTCAAGACGGACGGGACTATGCGCGTCGGTCAGTACTTCGACGTGGCTTTCAGTGACACGGGGCAACTGCGCTTTGGGTCGTTGGTGGACACAAACCTTTACCGCGCGGGGCCATCGAACCTCAAGACAGACGGGCGGCTAGATGTTGGTGCCGACCTTACTTCGGCGGCGAACCTGTGGGCGCGGTACGGGGCCGCGATCCAGGTAAGGATCGGGTACGTCGGGTCGGGAGTGTCGGGTCTTGAGTTTGGTTCGGCAGCCGACACGAACCTCTACCGCTCGGCGGCTAACAGTCTCAAGACCGACGGCAACCTCACCGTCGGCGCGGGGGTCGGAGTTGTGGGCGGCGTGACCGTCAGTGGCGACCCCGGGACCGCCGGTTACACGTCCCTGTACCTGCTCGTCAGCGGGACGGGGTCGCGTCAGGTCGCGGTTGGCGCGCCTGACTCAGGCGGGACGGGTGCTAGGGCGCTCATCGTGCCGAACTGATGGCCTACCGTCCCTACAAGTTCCTGGTCGTGCCGGTCGTCCAGGACGTGAACGACGAGGGCGAGGTGACCCAGGAGTTGCAGCCGGAGCAGCCGATCATCATCTTCGGCATCGACGGTCTGCGAAAGTTCGTCGACAGCTTCGAGATGGATCTGGTCGCCCAGCAGAACGGAGGAACACGTGCCCGCAACTGAGGAGACGGTGCTGCACATCGTCTGCGACAACAGCGTCTGCCCCGGAAACACGCTCGACCCGGCCGAGCGTCAAGGGTGGACGTTCGCGAGCGTCGAGATCTACGGCGAGACGGGGACGACCCAGTTCGTCTACTGCTCCGCGACGTGCGCCGCGAGCCTGGAGGCTGCGATCGAGTCGATCCCGAAGCTCGTGCAGCCGCCCGCCCCGGGTGTCTGAGCCGCTCGTCTCGATCTTCAAGCCCCTCCCGCCGCAGCAGGGGCTGATCACCTCGAAGGCGAAGATCCGCGGCTACGGCGGGGCGATGGGCGGGGGCAAGTCACGCGCGGGCTGCGAGGTGGTGTTCGACGCCGCCCTCGAACACCCGGGGATCCTGGCGGTGGTGGCGAGGCAGACGCACACCTCGATCACGGCCACCACCAGGCGGACGATGATGACCCAGGTCGTCCCGCCGCAGGTGATCACGAAAACCCGCAACTCGAACGGCGAAGACTGGATCGAACTCTGGAACGGCTCCCTGATCCACTTCGTCGGTCTCGACGACCCGATCCGCTGGTACTCCTCGGAGATCGGGCTGATCTTCTTCGACGAGGCGCAGGAGATCGAGGAGGACACGGTGCTCAGGCTGATCACCCGTCTGCGCCAGCAGGGGATGCCGAACCGGGCCATCCTCACCTTCAACCCCGGCAACCCGGGGCACTGGCTTCAGCGCTGGTTCATCGAGGACGCCGAGCAGACCACCTACGGCCTCTACAAGCCGGAATTGTGGATGGAGGGCGGCACACAGCCGATCGGGGATGCCGAGTTCTTCTTCGCCCGCGCCCACGACAACCCGTACCTGACCGACGACTACATCGGGATGCTCCAGGGCCAGAAGGAGTGGATCCGTCGCCGCTACCTGGAGGGCCTGTGGGAGTTCATCTCCGGCAACAGCTTCTTCGACTCGGACGCGCTGCGCTTCTACCAGCTGCTCGCGGAGAAGTCGCCGCCGCTCTTCAACGGCACCACCCGAGGGTCGATCGCCGACGACGTCGCGATCCGGCTCGGGAAGAAGAAGGACGCCTCCGACGACCCGGTGAAGATCGACACGCACGGCGGCCCGCTTGCCGTCTGGAAAAGGCCGGTCAGGAACAAGATCGACCCGGAGACCGGCCTGGACGTGAAAGGCCACCGCTACGTCGTCAGCGTCGACGCGTCCTCCGGGCGCGGCTCCGACTTCTCGGCGGTGCAGGTGATCGACATTGAGACCTTCGAGCAGGTCGCCGAGTGGCAGGGCAAGCAGGAGACCGGGCTTGTCGCCGACCAGGTCTACCGGATCGGGCGTCTCTACAACGACGCCGTCGTCGTTTGCGAGCTAACCGGCGGCTGGGGCCTCGCGATCGACCAGGTGCTGAAACGCTACGCCTACCCGCGGCTCTACACCCGCCGGGTGATCGACCGGCTCAGCAACAAGTGGACGGACAGAACCGGCTTCGACACGACGGTGAAGATGCGCTCCGTGATCCTGGAGGCTTTGGAGTCGGCGATCCGGGAGCGGGAGTTCGGCCTCTACTCGCTGCGGGCCGTCAACGAGCTTGGCACCTTCGTCTGGAGCGACAAGGAGAAGGCCGAGGCGCAGCCCGGCTGCAACGACGACCTGGTGCTGGCGCTCGCGATCGGGGTGCACGTCGCCGCCGGGATGCCGCGCGCCGACGTGAAAGCCCCCGCGACGAGCATGTCCACGGTCGGTTTCTGAACTATGCTCTGGAACCGTGGCAATCCCTCCTGACCTTCTTGCCGCACTTCAGCAGGGCCAGGGCGCGCCCCCAGGGGGTCCTCCGGGTGGAGGGCCTCCAGGGCTTCAAGGGCTACCCCCGCCGGGCTTGCCGCCCGATCTCGGCAGCATGGGCCAGGGCCAGGGCGACGGCGGCTACGACTCCGGCGAGTCACCGCTGGAGGTGCTCCAGGACTGCATCCAGGGGCTCCCCCGCGTGATCGCGGCGCTCCCCGATCCGAAAGACGTCCAGGACGCAACCAAGGCGATGGTGCTGCTGACCGGGATCCAGGTTCGGCTGATGGGGCAAGGTGGCAACGGCCAGTCCCCCTCAGGGCGCTAACCCGCCACAGCAGGTCGTCAGGGAGACGATCAACCAGACGAACCCCGGCTGGCTGGAGCATCAGCAGCGGATCCGGCGGTTCGACAAGGCGTACGACGTCTACCGCGCGAACGTGCCGAGGCCCAGGGGCGCGAACGCGAGGGACTCGAACGCGAAAGACTGGCGCACCCGCCTGTACGTGAAGTACGGGATGCAGGTGATCGACCAGTGCATCGCCAACATGGTCCAGGGGATGCCGCGCGCCGTCTGCACGCCCAGGCGCCAGCAGGACGAGATCCCCGCACGGGCGATGGAGGTGGTGCTCGGCTACTACGGCGACCAGGACCACCTCGACGCCAAAGAAGAGATCGTCATCAAGCAGGGGCTTCTGTACGGCGTCTCGCCCGGGAAGACGATGTGGTGCTACCGGGAGGGGAACAAGATCACCCAGGACGGCCCGGTGAAAGCGGTCGAGTCGGACAGGCCCACCTTCATCCCCTGGAACGCCTACGACTGCTGGTGGGACCCGTACGCCCGCGACGTCGACTGCTCCTCCTACGTCGTCCTGCGGGACTGGCTGACGAAAGAGGATCTGCTCGACCGCCAGTACAACGAGCAGACCGGCGTCGGCCAGTACCAGAACCTGGACATTCTCTTCCGCTCAGGCCCCGGCCAGCAACCGCCCTCGACCGCCCAGAACCGGCTGATGGGCCAGGTCGTGAACCCGTACAAGGACCGCTTCGAGATCCTGGAGGTGTGGCGCGACGACCGTCTGACGGTGGTCGGAAACCGCCAGGTGCTGCTCGCCGACGGGCCGAAGCCCTACTGGATGAACGGCAAGCCGTGCGTCGTCTCCTCCAGCCGTCCCGACCTGTTCAAGATCGAGGGGATCTCCGAGACCGAGCTTGTCGACGACCTCCAGCAGGCTCTGTGGATGGTCGCGAACCTGCGGATGGACAACCTGAAGTTCACGGTGATGCGCGGCGCCACCTACCGCGAGACCCTCCGCGACCCCTCCCAGCTAGTGCTTCAGCCCGCGTTCCTGTGGCCGGTCACCGACCACGACGACATTGACTTCAAGGACGCCCCGCCGCTCCCGCGCGAAGCCTACGAGGAGGAGGAGACGCTGCTCGGGCGCCTCCAGTACGTCACCGGGATCAGCCCCTACGTGACGGGCGCGACCGGCACCGGGGTCGACCAGAACACGGCCACCGGTGTCTCCCTCCTGTCAGAGAGCGCCAGCCGTCTTCTTACGTTCAAGGCGAACCAGATCCGCATGAACACCTGGCAGCGGGTGTTCGAGCAGTGGGGCGACCTGACCAAGCAGTTCCTCACCAACGACATGGCCCTGAAGATCGAGGGTCCCGGCGACACGTACGCCTGGGTGAACGTCGGCCCGAACGACATTGCGGGCGAGTTCGACGTCAGGATCCAGGCCGGGTCGGAGAGCCTGATGCGCCAGCAGGAGCGTTCGGAGGCGATCGCCGTCCTGAACGCGCTCGCGCCGTTCGCGCAGATGGGCCTCGTCGACGTGAAGCCGCTGCTGGAGAAGCTCGCCCAGGCGTACGACCTCACGAACCTGCAGGCGCTGTTCCCGGCACCGCAGCCGCAGGCGCCCCAGGCCGCGCCCACGCCGCAGCTGAACCCGACGAACCCGCCGATGCCCGGCCAGGGCACCACCCTCCCGAACGGCTTCCAGCGCCCACCGGCTGCCCAGGAAGTCCTGCGCGGTAACCGGTGAGCCTCACCGGCTTCGAGGACGTCCGCGAAGACCTGGAGGGGATGGAGGAGGCGGAGCTTCGCGCGCTCGTCGAGCGGGCCGCCCGGATCGTCGAACTGACCGAGCATCCCGGCTGGAGCTTCTTCGTCGACTACCTGATGGCTTTGACGACCGGGGCGCAGCGCCGGGTGCTGAACGGGCGCCTGAAGACGATGGAGGAGTACCGATACGAGACGGGTAGGATTGCTGGCTTGCGCGAGGCGATCGAAGCCCCACAGCAGCTTCTGAACCAGGTGAGCGCCCGCCAGCGACAAGTCGAGCAAGCCGAGTAGGAGGGACGCATGTCCGAGCAAGCCCCCGAACCGCAAGAGCCTCAGCGCCCCGAGTGGCTGCCCGACAAGTTCAAGTCACCGGAGGAGATGGCGCGCTCCTACTCGGAGGCGGAGCAGCGGCTGCTTTCGATGCAGCAGCAGATCGAGGATGAGCGCGGCCAGTTCCAGCAGGCGCTCCAGAACATGGAGGCGATGCAGCAGCAGACCCAGCAGCAGCGCTGGGACCCGAACGGCGACCCACTGATCCAGCACTTCCAGCGCGCCGTCGACGAGGGCGATGCCCAGGCGATGCTCTCGATCCAGCTGGAGTTGAACCGGCAGATAGCCCGTCAGGAGATGCAGGGGGCGATGCAGGAGATGGGCGGCAGGCTCGACCGTTCCAGCGAGTCGGACAGGGAGACGGCGATCACGCTCGCCACTGAGCGGGTGTCCCGCAACTACCCCGACTGGGACTCGCTCGCGCCCAGGATCGGGGAGTTCCTCCAGGCCCGGCCGCACTGGATCCCGGAGAACTCCTCGGTGGACGCGTTCGAGCGCACCCTGACCGAGGCCGCCTCGGTGCTCCTCGCCCAGGACACGATCCAGCAGCGCTCCGCCGACGAGGCAGACAGGGTGGCGAAGCTCTCCCAGCAGGGTCTCACCGGTCAGAGCGCCGGGGTCAGGAACCCGGAGGCCGACCAGGCCGAATGGGAGAAGATCAAGGCGACGCCGCTCGGCGGCTACTCCGAACTGTTCCGGCGCAGCTAGGGCTTGTCACGCGTGACAGACGTCCGGTAGTTTTCTCGCTGGACTCCAGAGCCGGGGTAGGCAAACCGGACGGACCCGCCACCGGCGGACAATCCGAGCTACCGGTCTCTCCCGACGGCGACGGGCAATCCGAGATCCCGTAAGCACGCGAACAGACGGAGGTTTCGATGCCGCCTGCACCACCCGTCGTCCTTCTCCCCGGGCCGGAGTCGTCGCTTCAGAACGTCGACAACAACATCCGGGGCATGGACGCGAACGTGTACGAACTGGAGCCGTCCGCGGCTCCGCTTTGTGCGCTCTCGGACGCGATGGGGTCGGTGAACGCCGACAACCCGAAGTTCGAGTGGCTCGAAGACGAGTCGATGCCGCGCATCACCACCGCGACCGCAGCCGTGGCTGCGTCCGGGAACGTCGTCGGCGTTGCCAACGACATTTTCCGCGTCGGCGACGTGATCCGCTTCTCGGGCCTCGGCTTCGGGATGCTCGTCACGGCGACCGCCGCCGGGGCGATCACCGGTACCAACATCGGGGCCGCGTTCGTCGCAGTTCCGTCCGCGTCCGAGATCTACCTGGTCTCGAACGCGAACGCCGAAGGTGCGACCCTCCGGGAGATCAAGTTCCCGCAGCAGGTCACACAGTTCAACTACGACGAGATCTTCCGCACCCCGTTCGGTCTCACCACCACCGAACTGGGGACGCTGCACTACGGCGGCGACGAGCGCGCCAGGCTCAGGAAGAAGTTCGGGATCGAGCACGCCCGGACGATCGAGCAGTCCGCGTTCTTCGGGATCCGCTCGATCACGTCGTCGACCCGCACCGCGGGCGGTCTGCTCGACATGATCAAGACGAACGTCGTCGCCGACACCGGCGGTCTCACCGAGGCCGACTGGATGACGTTCCTGATCCCGGGCTTCCGCTACGGCTCCCAGACGAAGACGGCGTTCTGCTCCCCGAAAGCGATCGCCGCGATCGAGGGCTACGCCCGCAACAACATCCAGGTGCCGAACCCGTCGGTGGCGAACACCTACGGGATCGAGATGACCCGGTACGTCTCCGGTCAGGGTGAGGTACACCTGATCAAGCACCCGGACTGGAACGACTCCGCCATCTTCGGCGGCTACGTCTTCCTGGTCGACATGGACGCGGTTCGGCTGCGCCCGCTCCGCAACGTCGGTGGAACCCGCCTGCTGCCCGACCGGCAGGCCCCCGACTACGACGGGGTGAAGGACGAGTACCGCTCCGAAACCGGCCTTCAGGTGATGCACGAGCGGCGCTGCGCGCTGCTCACCGGAGTCACGTAGGCCGTAGGATCCTGGGGCGGGACCGGCAGCAGTCGCCCGCCCCGCCCCAGGACACCGACAAGGGAGAACGCATGGCCCTCTACAAGTCCGCGTACTCAGCCTTCATGGTTCTCGTCCGCTCGGAGGCGGTGATGTTCCACCCGGCGACCGGCGTCGAGATCAACCGTGTCCCACCTCTGACGGCCGAGTTCGGCGAGCACGGCGGGACGTTCAACGCCGAGAACCCGCTCACCGGTCAGATGGAGGAGCACGCGATCATCAACGGCCACTTCTTCGACTCCGAGTCGGCCCAGGAGATGCTCGGCTGGACGGACGAGGAGCGCGAGTCGGTGGAGATGGCGATCGAGAAGATCAGCCAGCGCGAGCCGTACCTGGTCGCGAAGGTCGAGTTGACCGAGGCCCCCGCCAGGAAGCCGTGGCCGACCTACGACGAGTTGAACGCCGAGTCGGTGCTCAGCTTCGCGAACGCGCTCGGCCTGCTCGACGAGGCGCTCGCCTACGAGCAGGAGAACAAGGCAAGGAAGACCCTGATCGCGCAGCTGGAGATCGCGCTGGAGGAGGCACGTGGAGAGACTGGTGGAACACCTGCTCCCGCCGCAGTCGGCGCCGAGCACGAGGCGATCACGCTGTAGCGCGCCCGCGACCTTCTACGCGATCACGGGCGGCAACGACGCCTTCTGGCGGATCGAAGGCCCGGCGAAGGCGCTCGGTGCGAACGTCGTCCTGATCCCGGAGGTGGAGGCCGACGACATTTACGGCCAGCCGAACCGGGGCGACCTGTTCCCCTGGTCGATGACCATGACCCTGGTCGACGGGACGCAGAAGCGGATCCTCACGAAGGGAGGCTGGGAGCGCCTGCGGGCGCACAAGCCGCCCCACCGCTTCGTCGGCCTGGAGGCGTCGTTTCCGAGGCACGAGGGCGTCGCTGTCTTCACCCGGCCCATGTTCCCGCAGGCCGTGCTCGCCCAGGCGATGCGGAAGCAGGGGATCCGCACCGTCGCCGAGACGGACGACAACTACTTCGCGAAGAACTCGCAGACGCTCTTCTTCCGTCAGCGCAACTACGGCGAGGAGATGCGCTCCGTGCACTCGAAGGCGTTCGCTCAGCAGGACGCCTGCGTGTTCTCGACGGCGTGGCTCCGCAGCCGCTACTACCGGGAGCTTCGGGAGCGGTTCGGCAAGCAGCAGATCCCGGAGATGCACGTCTGCCAGAACTCGATCGACGTCGCCGACTGGCCGGAGCGGGTGGAGCGCGACGGGCCGCTGCGGGTCGGGTTCATGGGGTCGATCTCCCACCTGTGGGACGTGAACATCGCCTACGCCGCCTTCGTGACGGCCAGGGAGATGGGCGCGAAAACGGTGATGATCGGCTACAACCCGGGCGACCCGGAGCCTGGCGTCCCCGACACGATCACCACCGAGGAGGGGACCGAGCACGTCATCCACAACACGAAGTCGATCGCCCACCGCAACCGCTGGGCGGCCGTGATCAGCGAGCACATCCCCTGGATCAACCCGGTCGACTACCACCGGGCCGCCCTGCCGCTCGATATCGGTCTGTGCCCGCTCGTCTCCGACGACTTCAGCCTGTCCCGCTCCGACGTGAAAGCGATCGAGTACACGATCTCCGGGGCCGCCGTCGTCTGCACCAACAACCCGGTCTACAACCACTTCTGGGAGCACGAGAAGACGTGTCTGATGGCGAACAGCTACGTCGAGATGGCCCAGGCGGTGCGACGTCTGATCCGCGACCCGAAGCTACGCTTCGACCTGGTCACCGCCGCGCAGGAGAAGGTCGCATCGGAGCGCGGCCTGGAGACGCTCAGGTCAGAATGGCGCGAGGTGCTCAGTGGCTGACCGTTCCGCAGCGATCAAGGCCCAGGTGAAAGGGTTCCTCAACCCGATCTTCGTGGAGCGCGACCCGCGCACCGGCGAGGTTCTCGCCTCCGGGCTTGCCCCCGACGACTTCCAGATGGTCGCCCAGGGCTTCGCCTGCGCTCGCTGCCTCGCGATCTTCGACACCTACACGATCACCTGTCCGGCCTGTCTGCTTCAGCGCGACTTCAGCGCCGACGTCCCGCAGGCCCCCGAACTGTGGCTCGCCCATCTGCGCGAGCAGCAGCAGGAGGAGCCGACGCCCCGGGAGCCGCGGAGCTTCGACGAGGCGATGGCCGCGAAGCTCGCAGCCGCTGACGTCGACACGATCCCGCTCTCGAAGATGCGGAAGCGCAGACGCCGGTGACCGTCTACGCCGCCAGCTGCCAGGACCTGATCGACGCCGTCACCGACAAGCTGCGCCTCGACACCGACGAGGATCTCGCACGCGCCCAGGGCTGGGTGAACGCGGCGATCGCGAAGATCGCGATCTCCACCGGCTACTTCCACGGCACCGCGACCGGGACAGCGCTCCAGCCCGGCGACGAAACCCAGGGTTTGCCGACGTCGATGGTGAGGCTCGACTACATCGTCTGCTTCCAAGGGTCGGTGAACCGCATCCTCGCGGAGGCGACAAGCCTGGAGCGGATCCTGAGCCTCCGCTACCTGAACGTCACCACCGGCTCGCCCCGGATCTACTACCTGTGGCAGGGCCTCGTCGAGTTCTGGCCGACGGCGCAGGGCAGCGAGGTGTTCACCTACTACGGCTCGATCCTCCCCGACGCGATCGCCGCCTACGACCTCTGTCCGATCCCGGAGCCGTTCTCGAAGCTGGTCGAGTACGCCGCTTGCTACGAGGCCGCCCAGTACAAGAAGGACCCGCTGATCGAGGAGTATCGCGGCCTCGCGAACGAGTGGATGATGCAGTTCCACGCCTATCTGAACCAGCGGCGTGGACGGAAAGGTTTGCAGTTCGACCTGCGGACGTTCGAGGAGACGAACTACAGCCCGCACGATCCTTCGACCGACCTGATGACGTGGCCGTAAAGCTCGGCGCCGACCAGACGATCTCGGAGACGTTCCAGCGCGGGGTGGTGCGCGACATGCCGCGGCACGTGATCCCCTCCGGCGGCGTCTACGACGCGGTCGACTACCTGTTCGACCGGGCCGGGATGATCCGCAAGCGGGGAGGGTTCACCGCCCACTCCGCGGCGATGGGCGCGAACGGGCGCACGATCGGGATCATCGACCCGCCCGACAGGATCGTCTCGATCGACGCGAACCACGACGTCTACGACGTCACCAGCGAGGGCGGCCCGACCGCAGCCCACATCGGCAACACCGGCTTCTTCACCTCCGAGAACCCGTCGTTTTTCCTGGGCAGGCTGATCTTCACCGACGACAACGCCCAGTTCAGCGGTCTTGGCAACCCGCCACAGAAAGCCCAGTGGGTCGATCCGAACGTCGTCCTCAGCGTCCTCGGTGGCACACCCCCGGTCGCCTTCCGCTCCTGCGTCCACTCCGGGTACCTGTGCCTGGCGCGCAACTACGCGAACCCGAACAGGATCTGGTTCTCGCCGTCGCCCGATCCGGAGGCAGCCTGGGACGTCGACTCCTACCAGGACACCACCTGGCCGATCACCGGGCTTGCCTCAACCCAGGGTGTCCTGCTCGTCTTCAGCGACAAGGCGATCGAACGTGTCCTCGGCGACACCCCGCCGACGAGCGTCGCCACCAACGACAATCTGCTGCTGCAGCCGCTCGCGAACATCGGCTGCTCCGACGCGCGCTCGATCGTGCACATCGACTCCGGCGTCGTCTTCGCGAACCCGTCCGGCGTCTACATGACGAACTCGGCTGGGATTCAGTCCCTCACCGAGAAGGGCGACGGTTCCGGGATCTCCATGTTCTGGCGCAGCCTGTTCCCGTCCGACGAGAAGACCGGGATCGCCTGCGGTCTTCTCTCCCGCGACTACCTGAAGGTCGACGTTTTCGACGCGGACGACTTCACCAGGATCGAGAGCCTCCTCTGTTACATGCCGTCGTTCACCTGGACGCGGATCTCGAACATCGCCGGGGTCAGCTACGCCACCGGAGCCTCGGTGAACGCCACCCCGGTCGAGGAGTTGTACGCCGCCCAGGGCGACCGCCTGACGACGGTGAGACTCTCGACGATGCTGTTCCCGGACGGGACGGTGAAGCTCGACCCGGACGGCACACCCGTGTTGCCGACGCTGCGGACGCGCTCCTTCCAGGGCAGCCCCTGGCTGAAAGCGTGGGGGCACGGCTCGATGACGATGAACATGGAGGACGCCAACGTCGACGACCCGCAGCTGACGGTGACGGCGTACAAGGGCTTCGGGGCGGGAACGCCGAAGCTGCTCCGCGCCAACCCGGTTCGCGACACGCAGGGCTACCGCCGCCAGGAGTTGATCGTGAACTGCGACACGCCGACGCTCGCGCTCGACATTGTGCAGACGAACCCGTCGGCGAAAACCGAGATCACCACCATCGACCTGGACGTGCGCGAGTACCCGACCGGGGCGGCGCGGCTTGAGTAGCGCCCCCACCCCGTCGCCTCCGCCGGGGCCTCCGAGCCTGCTCTCCCGTCCGGGGCCGCCGCCGAAGATCGACACGATCTACGACTTCTCCAACCGGGGTCTCGGCGAGTTGAAAGCCTGGATCGAGACCTGGTTCATCCCGGAGCGCGCCGCGATGACCTCGCCCGCCGGTGCGCTCTCAGGGCCACAGGCCGCCCGCGTCGCACAGCAGCCCTACTGGGCAGGGGCGACGGGGGTGGTGTCGAGCGGTGGTGGCTCCGAGACGATCCTCCCGCACCCGCTCGGGGCCGCGCCGCTCGCGGTGGCAAGCCCGGCCAGCGGCAGCACCCAGGGCGTGTACGTGACAGGGGTCACCTCCGACGAGGAGAAGGTCGTGGTCTCGTGGTCGCAGCCGAACGTTCCCGTCGCTGCGAACGTGATCGCGGTCGTCCCCTAAACTCGCGTCATGGCTGAGCCGTACGACTCTCTGCTCGCCCAGGACGACACGCTTCAGGCGGCGCTGACCGCGATCGGGCAGGAAGAACTCTCGGACAGGGCGGCCCTGATCGCTGCCGGGCAATCCCAGCTGATCCCGTACGGTCAGATCCCCGACTTCCCGCAGACCTTCATCCCTTCCGCCACCGTCCCGGGCGGTCAGGACAGAGGCACGATCCTCAACGACATTGCCGACCCGTTGACGCGGCAGCTGGCGCAGCAGGCGACCCAGTCGGGCGTCTCCACCGTCGCCCAGGCCCAGCACGCCCAGGACGTCAACTACGCGAACATGATCGGTTCGCTCACCGGCAGGGGCGCGATCCGCTCCGGCGCGTTCGCCTCGCACGACGCCGACCTGATCAGGCAGTTCAACCTGCAGAACTTCACCGACAAGACGACGCTGATGAACGCCCTCGGCACCTCCTACACGGGCTACCTGAACGCGCTCGCCGGTCGCAGACAGGAGCGCTCCGACGCGGTGAACGCAGCGCTCGGGCGCGCGATCGCGAAGATCCAGGCGGGGATCTCCCTGCCGGGCCTGGCACCGACCGACCCGAACGTCCCGCCGGGCTACGTCCCTCCGTCGCCGTTCCAGATCAACTCGCCGCAGGCGGTCGATCCGACACAGCTGTCCGACCCGGGAGCGCCGGACTACCCGACGAACCAGGTGTACACGCCGGTCTACGTCGGTTCGAACCAGACGTTCGAGCCGAAGATCACCGACACCAACGCGTACGCGGACGTCTCGAACCCGGTCGCGCCGCCTTCGACGCCGACGCCGAAGCCCGCGGCTCCGTCGGAGCCGTACCTTCAGAGCCAACCGACTCCCGAGGTGAGGCCACCGAAGCCAGCTGCCCCGACAGTGCCGGTGATCGGCTACGGCGGCGGACGCACCTCCGGTCAGGTCAAGCGCAACCAGCTGTAGATGGCTGCTGGGGCGCCCAGAAGCGTCCTGCTCTCCCCGGTCACAGGGGCCACGACCCTGATGCGCCAGGACCAGGGGCAGGACTACCAGGGGAGTGCTGGCGGCCAGGTTCTCGCGCTCGGCAACGCGCGGGTCGACGCGATCAAGCCTGACCCGGGCGGGTTCGGAACCGCCCTCTACTACACCCTCGTCGGGGGTCCGAACGCCGGGCAGCAGTTCTACGTCGGGCACGCACAGCCGACGGTGAAGGTGGGGCAGATGCTGAAGCCCGGGCAGCCGATCGCGAGGCTCGTCTCGCCCGGCCTCGGGCCGAGTCCGTCGTACTGGACGGAGATCGGGTTCGCGAAAGGCGGTGTCCCCGAGTACGGGATGGATCAGGGCGGCGCCAAGTTCGACGCGTATCTGAAGGGCCTCCCAGGAATCCAGCCCTACAAGCCTCCGTCGGTTGTTCCTCCCGGTACGTCCGCCTACACGCCGCTGAAGGCCGCCCAGATCGACACGTTCCTGAAGGCACGCAACTCGCCGCTCGCGGGGATGGGCGCCGCGTTCGTCGCCGCTGGCGCCAAGTACGGGGTCGACCCTGGTGTTCTCGTTGCCATCTCAGGCGGGGAGTCGAGTTTCGGACAGAAGCTCTTCCGTCCTTTCAACCCGTTCGGGTACGGGAAGCAGGCGTTCCCATCGTTCCAGGCGGCGATCAACCGGGTCGCCTCGGATCTGGGGACGAACTACAACCTCAGTTCGATCTCCTCGATCGGGAGCAGGTACTCACCGCCCGCCTCGAACCCGAACTGGGTTCCGAACGTTCTGAACTTCTACCAGGCGCTCACGGGCCATCCCTACGGGCACGGGACGGTGCCCACCGCGACCGATTACAGTACGCCGAATGGGAGTGGTGCTCCAGCTGGGGGCGGCGTCACACCCGCCGGGGCCGCGGGGTTCACCGTCACCGCTGTTCCGCCGGGACAGGGAGTAGGGGGAACAGACACGGCCGCCACGGCAGCCCCACAGACGGTCTACGTCGGGCCGACGCTCACGTCGCGCACCAGGGACCCGCTCGGTGGCGAAGCGCCGATCCTGAGTCCGCAGCCGAAGGTGACAGCAGCGCCAGCGGCGGGGTCTCCGGGCGTCGCAGCCACCGGCCCCGCCGTGGGCGGGATCGACATTCCCTCGATCATCGCCCAGGTCAACCAGCAGTCGCTCGAAGCCGCGAAGGCGGCGATCGCCGCCCAGGTCACCGGGTTCACGAACGCGCAGCAGTTCGAGACCGGCCTCGGTCAGCAGCAGGCGGCGGCGATCGCGGGCATGGCCGACGCCGCCGCGAAGTATCTGCAGCCGTTCGGAGCGTTGGCGAACCAGCAGTACCAGGAGGGCGTCGCGAGCGAACAGAACCTGGCGCAGGGTTTCAGCGGCGCAGCCGCCCAGGACGTGAGCGACCGGGCCGCTCAGATGAACCGCGACCTGCAGGCGGCAGGCTCGCCGATCGGAGTTCCCGACCAGGGACAGACCCTTGGTGGCGTGCTGATGGGGACGACCGGAGCGATCCCCAGTCGTCTTCTCGGCGTGCAGGGCGGGGCCGCGACAGCCGCCGCGCTCAACCAGCCGTTCTCCGCGATCGCCCAGGGTGAGGCCGGACAGACCGCAGCCCAGGGCGCGGCGATCGAGAAGGCACGCGCCTACCAGGGTCAGATTCTCGCCGCGCAGGCCCAGCTGCCGACGCTCTACAACCAGTTCCGCACGGCAAGCCTGGGAAGCGCGATCCAGCTGGCGGCGCTGCAGAAGCCGATCGTGACCCGCACGCCGTCCGGGATCGCCCTGGTGAACCCGATCACCGGCGCGGTGACGATCCCCCCGAACGTCGGCAACGCACGGATCAGCCCGCAGATCTCGAAGAGCACCGGCTGGTGGACGGACATTTTCGGCACGAAGATCGTCGACTCGAAGGGCAACTACATCCCGTACCCGACGGGCGGCGCGGGGGTTGTCCCGGGCGGGATCACGAAGGTCGGCAACGCCCTCGTCAGGATCAACCCGGACTACAGCACCACGGTGCTCTACCAGGGGCCGTCGTCGGGCAACAGGATCTCTTCGGGCGGCAACGTGTACGAGGAGAACCCGAACAAGCCCGGCCAGTGGACGCAGATCATCAAGGCTGGCGACAAGCCCGCCCAACTCATCCACGATTCCAGGACCGGCTACACCGCGACCTTCAACCCGAGCACGGCGTCCCTGACGGTTATCGACCCGGGCACCGGTCCCGCCTCGATGCAGCCGCAGGTGAGGAACAACGCGAACGGCGTGCCGGTGGTGGTGTACCCGGTTCAGAACAAGAACGGAACCATCTCCTGGAGTTCGGTGACGCCGTCAGGCCCGGCTGGGGCGGCGAAGGTCACGACCCCGAGAAACGCGCAGACGGGGACGACCGTTGTCCGCGGGATCACCTACCAGACCGAACGCCAGCCGGATGGTTCGTGGGCGATTTCGGTTGCCCCAAACGGCCAGCCGATCGTGGTGAAGGGGCCGAAGGCAGCCGGTGGTCTCACCGGGTCGGGCATCGGTTCTGTCACCGCCAGGGCTTTCGCGGCGATCAAGGCCGCAGCGGCGAACATCGCGCCTCTGAAAGGCGCGGCGGGGCAGGTCACGAACGCGGGGCACAGCCCGGAGCCGTACCAGGCGACCCTCCAGAACGCGATCAACATGTACCCGTCCCCGAACCCGCCGAAGTGGTGGGTGAACAAGGTCACCCAGAGAACCAACAACGCCTACCGCACGTACGTGAACGGGCTTGCGACCGCCTTCCAGAAGGGCACGTCGGACACCCCCGCCCAGGATTCGGTGACCACCTTCCGGGCGCTGAACGCCGAAGGCTTCCCGCCCGCGATGGTGCTCAACGCCGTTCTGTCCGCCTACGGGATCAGCAGGGCGCAGCTGCAAAGGCAGCTGAATCTGTCCACCAACCCGTTCGCGAACGCGATCACGTCCGGGGTTGTCGGGCCGACGGCACAGCCCCCGGCCGCGGGCACGGCAGCCGCCTTCCGGCCGACCGGCAGGTTCGCCGTCGACCTGGTGCAGGCCATCCAGTCTGCGAAGCAGGGTGACCGTGGCGCGCAGGCGTGGCTGACCGCGCGAGGTCAGACCTGGTGAGCGCGACGGGGTAACAGGTGGCCCTTCCCCAGAGCATCATTGATGCTGCTGGCTCCGGCCCCTCCATCACGCTCGGCGATCTCCCCCAGAGCATCATCGACGCGGCGGGTGGCGGCAGCGGCGGCGGTGGCAAGAAGAAGTCGGGCTTCCTCAGCGGTGCCCTCACCCAGCTGAAAGACGCCGTCTACGGCGCGATCCCCGGCACGATCGAGCTTGCCGGGCAGATCATCCACTCCGGGCCGCCCGAGCAGATCTACCGCTCCCTGTTCCAGGGCAAGCCGATCAACTGGGGCGACCTGGCGGGCAAGCCGATCTGGAAAGGGACGATCGAGCCGACGATCAAAGCCCAGGAGACCTACTGGCAGCACCCGCTCCGCTACACCGAGCAGGGTGACATTTTCGACCCGCTGCTGATCCCCTCGCTCGTCGTTCCCGCGGTGGCGGGGCGGATCGCAGCGGCGAGACTCGCCACCACCGGGGCGGAGACGCGGGCCGCTCTTCTCACCGGGAAGATCCAGGGGCCGCTGCGGACGATCACGGCGCCCACCGACGCCGGGGGCACCCAGGTGCTGCGGGTGCTGCCCGAGTCGGGCTGGCGTGCCGGACGGATGATGGGGACCGACAAGGTGCTGCGGGCGGTCACGAACCCGGAGACGCCGATCGTCGGCCTGAACGCCCGCATCGCCAGGGCGGGCACCAGGGGCGCCCAGCGCAACTACCTGCGGATGCTCGCGAACCCGGTCGTGAAGCAATGGGTGAGCGCGTTCGGGAAGCTCAACGACAACCAGAAGGTCGCCTTCGGGATGCTGAAGCGCACACCGCTCCCGGAGGATCTGGAGCGCTACAAGACGACCCTGGCCGCGAAAGGCACGCCCGTCGCCGCCCAGACGCTGCACATGCTGGAGCAGCCGGAGGTGAACCACGCCTTCCAGAACTGGGAGCAGGTCCCGGCGATGAAGAAGGTGATGGACGCCTACGACAAGATGGGGCCTGCCGCCCAGAAGATCCTGGAGGACCGGGGCGCGATCGACCCGGAGCAGATCGCGGAAGGGCATTTCGCGCACACGATGCTGGCGCGCGGCGCCTACCAGCTGACGAAAACGAAGGTCTACAACCACCTCCGCAACGTCGACGCGCGCCTGTCACGTGTGATGAACATCAAAGGCAACGCGGTGCAGCGCGCCGAGAAGCTGGGGATGCCCGAACTGAACTCGGCCATCTACCGGCAGGGCATGATCCAGCGGGCGATCGCGAAGATCCCCGGTCTGCAGGAGCGCTACGACCAGGTGAGCGCCGAAGCCGAGAACGCGGCGATCCCGGCGAGACGTCTGCGTCAGCAGGCGAAGCTGCTCGCCGAAGGACAGCTGGACACCTCCACCCTGCACGACCTGGGGATCGAGATCCCGCCGGAGACAACCTCGATCAGCGGCGTCGGCGCGGCCTTCCACCGAAGCGAGCTTCAGGGCAAGCTGGACACGCTGCAGAAGCGGCTCGGGAGGGTCGACAAGGAGACGGCCACCCCCGGCTGGGAGCAGCCGCACATCGACAAGATCACCAAGCTCCAGACCCAGGTCGACAAGCTCGACCCGGTCAAGCAGGCTCCGTGGCGCGAACGGGTGCAGGGCGAACTGAGCGACGCGAAGGCGCGGCTGAAGTCGCTGCGCGGCCACGCCCAGAACCGCGCCGGGCTGGAGGGCCAGATCGCGAAGGTGAAGCAGGACCTCGCCGACGTGAACTCGGGCGCGCTCGTCTCCGAGCCGTTCAAGGACATTCGCCACGACGCGCTCGGGATGATGCAGGACAGGCTGGAGCAGCGGCTCGGTCCCGCCTACGACCGCTACGAGAAGGCGATCATCCAGCAGCAGAAGCTCGACCGTCAGATCGAGCGCGCCCTGGAAGCCTCCGAGCGCGAAGGCAAGGCCACGTCGGACGTCGCCGCGGCACGCGAAGCCAGGATCGCCCTGCTCCAGAACGCCCGTGCCCGCCTCCACGACGCGATCGACACCCAGGGTTCTCTGCAGGAGCTTCGCTCAAGGATCGGCGCGAACAAGGGCAGGCTGTACCTGCCCGGCCCTCCCGACGTTCACGGCGTCCCGACCCGTCTCGGCCCCGAGGAGCTTTCGAAGGAGATCGAGGCGGCCGGGCGTCCCCAGCCTGGCTACCTGCCCGACCAGCCCGCAGGGCAGGTGCCGGGCGGCTACGCGATGGCGCTCCCCGGGATCGGCGCGGTCAGGGCGAAAGGCACCGTGTTCGGGATCGGCGGCGACCTGTTCCGCAAAGGCATGTTCGACCTCACCGGCGACGTGCTCACCCAGCGCTACATGGCGAACGCGAAATGGGCCTACCAGCACGACCTGCACCAGTGGGCCGCCTCGATCGCGAAACGGATCCCGAAGGGCGACGACCTGCCGCCCGGGTACGAGTGGCTCCGCACCTACCGGGGTCAGCGGATCCCCTACGCGCAGGGTGTCAGGGCGGAGCACCTGCTCGCGAACGAGAAGGCGTTCGACCTTTCGGATCTCCAGGATCTGACCAGCAAGGATCCGGGGCTGAAAGAGTCGGAGATCGCCAGCGACGGCGAGAGCCTGCTGGCGGTGCCGAAGGGCGTCGCCGACCATTTCCGCAACGACTACCGCCGGGCGCAGAGCGGGGTCAGCAAGATGTTCGACAAGTACACCCAGGCCTGGCGGCGTCTGATCCTGCACCTGCGGATCCCCTGGCTCGAAAACAACATCTTCGGGAACATGGTGCTGGCCGGGATCCGCTTCGCCGGGGTGAACGGGCTGAAGGCGTTCGCCGACGTGATCGGACAGACGAAAGGCGGGCAGGCTTTGCAGCGGCTCGCGCACATGCCCGTCACCGAGCGCGGCCTCAACCTCGAAGACCAGCTGCACATCTTCCCGGAGCAGGCCCGGCCCGGCACCGCCTTCGGCGCGAACCTCCCCGGCGGGATCTACGACCGCAAGGGCCTGCGGACGATCCAGAAGCTCGGCTCGGCGACGCTGGGCCTGCTGCCCCGCGGCGATATCGCCGTCGAGACCGGGCTTCGCCGCGCCGCCATCAACACCGTTCTTCGCGGCTCCACGGAGGTGAAGGCGCTCTACAAGGCGATGCCGAAGCAGACGCGCAGCTGGCGCGCGGCGATGAAGCAGGGCCTTGAGAACAACCCGAACCTGGTCGACATGGTCAGCCGTGAGGTGAACGACGCGCTCGGCGACTACCTGTCGCTCAGCCCGGTGGAGCGCGGGGCGATCCGCGGCATCGTGCCGTTCTACGCCTGGTACCGGGAGATCACCCGGATCGCGCTGAAGCTGCCCCTGGACGCCCCCGCTCGGACGGCGATCTTTCTGCAGCTGGGCAAGATCGGTGCCCAGACCTCGCCGAGCGACGTCCCCTCGTATCTGCGCGGCGGCTTCCCGATCGGCCTCAGGAACGGCCAGCAGACGATCATCTCGACGAGGGCCGCGAACCCGTTCTCCAGCGTGATCGACCTTGGCTCCGCGATCGCCCCGCTGTTCACACACCCCACCCCGACAAGCCTGTCGAACCTCGCGGGGGTCACGAACCCGCTGGTCTCCTCGGTCGCGGACGCTCTCCTGCACCCGACAAGGAGCTACCCGCTGGCGGTGCAGCCGTTCCTCGGGATCGGTCAGGGGCTGCCGCAGTACCGGGCGGCGTTCCCCTCGAAGTCGACCCTCTACCCGACCCGCTCCCAGGGCGATCTGATCCTGCAGTCGATCCTCGGTGACCCGCGCCGCACCTACGACGTCGGCCAGGCGTCGTCGCGCCACGCGCTCGGGCAGTAAACGGGACAAAAAAAAGGGGACCCTCTCGGGTCCCCTTGGTACTACTCGTCGTCGTCCGGCTTCGGATCCGGCTCCGGGTCCGGCTTCGGTGTCTCCACTGTCTCCATGCATCCCTCCTCTCCGAGGCTTGATAGAACAGGGACCCGACCCCCCGCCGCAACAGGGGGCCGGGCTAGTCAGGTCTTCTGAATCGCGACGGAGAGCTTCCGTTTTTCCGTCGCATGTAGTGCCTAGCGATTCTGCGTCTGCACTCGATGCAGACCCTGTTGTTTCCTTCCAGCCTGTACGACCCCTCCACGTATGGGTGCCCGTGACTACACGCGTCGCGGCCACGCCAGTGGATGGCCGCGTGCTCATGGGCCGTCATCTCGACGAGGTGCCCGACGAACACGCAGAGACGGTTCCCGCACGTGTGGTGCAAAACCCCATCGGGCCACCTCCCATTCGCCAGCCGGAAGGCAGCCCGATGGGCTGTGCCGGAACGTCCGTCTAGAAGGCAGTAGCCGTACCCGCCTCCCTTTCCTCTCGTCCAGACGAGGCAACCGTTCTCTACTCTGGTGCTAGCCCAGAAGGTCTGTTCATCCATGACCTTCTGAACCTATAAAGATCAGAGCAAACGGTACAACTCCTCGTCGGGCGAGACGCTGATCGTCTTGTTCGACGCCAGCGAGAGCACCCGGACGAACTTCTCCAGGCTGTTCTCGTTCGGCGTCTGCTTCACCGCGACCGGCGTGAAGTCGGTGTCCTCGAACAGGCGCGTCACCTGCACGAGCGACTCCTCCCAGTTGCGGAAGCCGAGGCCGCGGGCGACGTAGCCCGCCACCTCGTCGGCGTGCTCGGCGAGGAACGCCTTGAACGCGTTCATCGACGCGATCGTCGCCGCGTTCTTCTCCTCCCGCTCCGCAACGGCCTTGTCGAGGTTCGTCTGGAGCGTCCCGATCAGGGTCTCCCTGGGGATCTCCAGCGGCTCCTTCACGTCGGAGCGGTAGTTACCGTCGTCGTCGTACGACATGCGATGTGTCTCCTCTCGTCATTCGCGAATGTGCCTGTCACGCATGACAGGGCCTACGCGGTGGCTGCAGCCACCGGCTCGGGGGACTTCTCCGCGGGTGTCTCGTCAGGCTTCACCTCCTCGTCGGGCTTGTCGTCGGCCGCCTTCACGGCAGCCGGTCTCGGGTAGCCCGGCTTGCACTGCCCCACCTGGTCGAGGGTCGCGCAGCACTCGCACTGGATCGCGAAGTCCGACAGCATCTCGTCGACTCCGGTCACCGTGAACCCCTGCTTGCCTGGGCAGCAGAAGTTCGTGTGCGGGGCGAGCTTCGTCTCCGCCCACCAGTGCCCACACCCGGGGCAGCGGAAGCGGATCCCGGCGGGCATCGTCGGCGTCTTTGGCGCTGCCTTCTTTGCCGGTGTCGGCGCGTAGCCGTACCCGCCGGGCAGAGCCGACCGTGGCGGGGCCGTGTAGATCGACTTCGGCTTTGGCTCCTGAAGCGCCTTCGGCCACAGCATCGGGTGCTTCGGCTCCAGGATCCGGGAGATCTCATCCGGGAGCACGTACACCCGGTAGAGGAAGTTGCCCGGCGTGCCCTCGCCGGAGCAGACCCAGGAGTCGAACCGCTCGTGCGCCGGGATCGACTGCATCATCCCTTCGGTGATCACGTTCTCCTCGACGAGCGTGAGCAGCCAGTCGCCCTTCGCCCAGATGAAGACGGGCGGGATGTTCGCCTCCATGATCCCGTTGGTCAGATCCACCTTCGCGAACCCGGACGGCTTCTGGTTGTTGAACGTCCCCGGCCTCAGCCCCGTCTTCTCGTCGGAGACGAAGTCGTACGGGGTGTGGTCTTTCGGCCCGTGCGGGAAGCGGAAGCCGACCATCATCGGGTCGACCGGCTCCTTCTCCTCAGAAGGGGCTGACGACCCCGACTGCGCTCGCTTCGGGACCGGACGCTGGGGCGCCCGCGGCTTGCGTGTCGCCATTCGTGACCTCCTTCGTCACGTGGGTGATCCCTTCGATGCCCTCGACGTTGTTGGCCCTGAGGATCGCGACGAACGCACGGATCATCATCTGGGCCGCATCGGTGGGCATGTCGGGCTGGGTGGGGAGACACTGGACAAGCTGGTTCCAGTTCTCCAGGAGGTTCCGGTCGACGATCCCGGCGTACTCACCCGAGTACCGCTTCGGGTCGTAGAAGCGGATCAGCTCCCACATCTGTCTGGCAGCCGTCCGCTCCTCAGCGATCATGTGTTGGAGCGCCTCCAGTCGCGCCAGGATCTCGGACGTCCGCCGGGTTTTCGCCGCCTGCCTCAGGGCCTCGACCGCCTCACTCGTGTTCAGCCACGAGGCCCTGTAGGTCGTGTGGGCCGCTCTGATCGCGGAGACCCTGTCGGTGAAGCTCTTGTAAGCGATCACCACGTCCGGCAACTTCCCGGCCGGTGACGACTTCTTCAGAGCCAGCTTGATACCGATGCGAAGCTGCTGAGCCGCCTGGTGCGGCGGGATCGTCGGCAGCTTCACCTTCGCCATGTCGACCACGGTCAGACGTTGTAGTGCGGGAACTTCTCACCGTCGAAGGCGCCGATCACGCGCCGCATCCCCTGCGGCGCCGTCACCGAGTTGCCCGATCTGCGCTGGCCCCAGATCTCAGCGACGAGCGCGGCCTGCCGCTCGCTGCTGAAGCTGACGTTCGAGCCGGACACACCGGTTGCCCCGCAGTCTGCGAGCGCCCGGTAGTACAGGCACGCCGCCGGGTCGCCCATCGTCGCGTTCGGCAACTCGCTGAGCGGCGCGTGACCGAACGCCACCCTCGCCATGTTCACGATCGCCAGGGTGTCGCCGATCTCCTCGTGGAACTGCGTTCCCATCACGTTCTCCTCTCTCGTACAAGCGCCCACCACGGACGCTCTGCAGCGACCAGCGCTCGAAGACGGCTGGAGCCGTGAGCCGGAGCAGCTGGTCGCTGCACAGCGTCCAAAGGTGGGTGCGGGGCGAGGGCGAGGATCACTTCGGGGTCCCCCGCCCCGCATGGGGCGCGTGGGGCGAGGCGAGAGAAGACGAGCGCCCCGCCCCACGCTGGCCGCGGGAACCAACCCCGCGGTTTCTAGGTCAGCCCGCAGACGCGAGCCGTCGTCCACTCCCTCCACGAGTGGCTGTCACGTTTCCAGACCAGGTAGGCACGGTAGGTCTGCTCCGACGGGGACGCCTGGGCAGGCGATCCCCGTCCACCAACCGACCACCAGGTCGTGAGGCTGAACTGGTATCCGCCGACTCCACCGCCGGACACCGTCCACTCGTCGGAGCGGCCTACGTGTCCGTAGACCTCGTACCGGTGGATGCAGGCGGCCTGAGATAGCCACCACGCCGGATAGTGCGGGTACGCCGCTGCCAGAGCAGCAGGTGAATCGACGAGGCCGTAGCCGAACCAGCCAAGAACGAAAGCAAGTAAGAAAGCCAGGTGGGCACGAATGACCCCCTCTCCTTTCCTCGCTTACAGGTCATTTGCTCCAGATCGACGAGCGGGGCGATGTGCCGTACTGGAACTCTCTTCGCAGCATCGTCGCCATGACTGAATCGCCGAGCCTGTAGCGGGCGGTGACGTGCGCCATCACGTCGATCATCGAGACGTCCGGCACCGCTTCGATTGACTTGATCGCACTCGCCTTCGACTTCGCGGCGACGATCCTCATGCCGCTCTCCGACAGCCGCCAGTTGCGCTTCGCCGGGTCGAAGTCGAGCATCCCGTACCTTTTCATCCACGAGCAGCGGATGGCAACTGAGGCCAGCTGGTCGTCCAGTCCGAGCGACGAGGCAAGCTCGGCTGTTGTGACCCAGCCCTCGTTGTCGCCGAGGTCTGCGATCTTCAGCATCAGATCCAGGTCGCGGAAGTCGTAGAGCGTGAGGCTCATGCGACGAACCTCCAGAATCTCGCCCCTCCGTGACCCTTGTGGTCGAGGCGGATCGTGCCCCGCTCGTGTAGGGCGCCCAGGACGGTGTCGAGCGTGTGCCGCCCGACGATCTTGAACCCGTGTTCTCTGATCAGCCCTGAACCCGAGAAGCCCCCATTCTCGTCCGAGTCGATCCGCTCGCGGTTCTCGATCAGCCAGTTCTCGACATTCGCGAACGTCTCCGGGTGGACGCCCCACGGACTCCCGTCACCTTTCTGCGCTCGCTTCCGTTTCACCACCGGCTTCTCCGGGGCGAGCAGGTCGAGCACCCGTCGCATGTTGCTCGCCGAGCGGCGAAGCTCCTTCAGGTCGGACTCCTTCGCTTCGATCATCGCGAGTGTCCGCTCCAGTTGGCCTGTGAGCGGCTCGACGAGATGCTCCAGTTCGGAGCGCATCTCCGCCGCCGCTGTGTCTATGTCTGTCATCTGGCTCCTTCGTTGACAGTCCGTGTCACGCGTGACACGGCGCTTTCCTGCGGCGCCGAAGACCTCAAGGCACACCGCATTACTTGCTACCTAAATACTATCCGCTCAAGGTATCCTCTGGCAAATCTGAGCCACCGTTTTGCGACTCCAAATATCCGATGTGAGCGGCGAAGCTACGCACCGCTGTCCGCACTATTTCCGATTTGGAGCAGCCGAAGTGCTGGGCGAGATCTGCCACCAGCTTCTGATCCTGCGGATACATCATCACCCCGGTCATCTTCACCCGGGTCGGCTCATGGCTGAAACCAGATCGTGTCTCCACGTCCACCTCCCTTAGATGGGTGAGGTGGGTAGCATATGCCCGATGCCTGTGGACGCCCCACGTCACCCGAAGCCGTTCTGGGCGATCGAGTGCCTCGACATGGAGGAGGCTCTCGCCCTGCTCGACAAGGCCCCGGAGCACTCGCACATCGAGCAGGACGGGCCGCTGGTGATCCTGTGGGTGCCAGTCCCGGCCGACGTGATCGCCGCCCAGCTGGGCCTCTAGGTCTTCCAGCAGTCGGCGCACCAGTCGTTCATCGTGTTCTCACATTCCGGGTAGCACCATCGCTTCCTCAGGAGTTGAACCTGGTAGCCGTGCCGCTGGAGCTTCTCCAGGACGTGCTGGATCGGACGTCCCAGCATCGTTTTGCGCCCGTACGGCGCGCACGAGACGACAAGCCCACGGACGACGGTGAAGCCGAACGTCGCCCGCGGGCCTGAGGCCCGGTAGAAGCCGTCAGCTGCCATCGACGCTCCCGGCCGCGAGAGCAGCACCGAGCACGTCGTCCTGAATCGCCATTGCCCGCGCGGCTATCTCCGTTACGTCAGTGTCGGAGAATCCCCACTCGTCCTCGGACGTCGATCGTTCGATGAACCACCACAGATCGCGTCGTGCCTGCGCGATCGCTTCCCGCGCCTGTGCCAGGTCGGCCTCAGCCGCATTCGCGCGCTGATACTCCGCGGCCACCTCTAGCCCCAGGCGCTCAGCGGAAACGACGCCGTCATCCCGCGCATCCTTGAGCGCCGCCCCAGCCGCCTCTAGCTGTTCTCGAACCTCAGCTACCTTCCACGCAGTCTGCACTCGCGCGTCCAGCGTCTCGGCCTGGGATTGTTCTAACTCGTCAGCGAGCGCGTTCAGAAGCTCTACCGTGTGCGGCATCAGGTCGTGACGCCAAGCACGTGCCTGCGCGATCAGCTTGTCGGTGTCGGCGCTCATGAGGTGGCGCTCATCGCCGCATCGCCTCCGCCGCCGCTCGGAGCGCCGCGGCTCTGCGCTCAAGTCGAAGAGCTACCTCGTCGAGGTCGTCAGCAAGCGCGACTGGAAGGTCGTCCTCGACGAGTCGCACGACCTCGGCGGCGTAGGGCCGCCGCACGCCACCGGGCAGCGAGCGCGCCCGGAGCCGCCCGGAGCCGATCCAGTTGCGGATGGTGTTCTCGTGGACGTCAAGGATCGAGGCGGCCTCGCGCACGGTCATCGTGGCGTTCATCTCAGCACCCGCCACACGACGAGGATCACGATCAGGATCGCCACCGGCCAGGCGAGCGCCTGTACGAAGGGCAACGCGTCGGCGATCACGGGATCGCACCCCCCGGATCCGACCATCCCGGCGGTGGCCCGAACCGCTCGTGCAGAGACCGCTCCAGGTCGCCCCAGTCGAGACCCTCGATCCAGGCCGTCTCGCCGACCTGGCGCAGGATCCCGTCCTTGTCACGCCACAGAAGCGACGTCCCGAGCGGCGTCTCCGGGTCCAGGTCGTTCTCATCCTCCTCCGGCGTCCAGATCACGGTGACGTTCGGCGGTGCCTGGTAGACAGCGACGACCTGCATCGTCCTGATCTTCAGTGCTTCCGCGAACTCCGCAAACCACATCGCTGGCGCTGGGGTTGCCATCACTTCACCTCCCCGACCATCCGTACGCCGCCCTGGCCCTGGGAGTTGCCGATCCGGTCACGCTGTTCTCGGAGGCGGCCTCGACCGCCACCTCCTCCACCTCCAGGCCCAGCTGGGCCATCAGGGCTTTCTGGTCGTCGACGATCTCCTGCAGCATCAGGGACACCGTCCGCAGGTCGTCGTCCAGGTGGGTCAGCTTCTCCTTCATCTCGTCGGACAGGTCGACGACGACGCGCGTCGTTCGCTTGAACATGGGGACTCTCCTCTCTAACCGCCATTCCGACCAGGGCCGTCACCGGCCCGGTCGGCTGTCTCACCGTTAGCACCTGGACGTCCCAGCCCTCGGCCCGGAGCTTCCGCCACGAGTCGATCCAGCTGGCTACCTCCGAGGCGCTTACCCCTTTCAGATCCAGCCGCTCGATTTGCGAGCGCACGGCCACCTCCGAGCCGGTAGTGGGGATCGAGGTTCGGCAGGTCAGCGTGGAACGAGCAGGTGAGGTTCTTGCACGGGTAGCCGCAGTAGATGCACCTGCTCACGTCACGACGTCGAGGAACGCGTCCAGCGGCATCGCGACGCGCCACGGCTCACGTGAGCGCCTCCACACCACCGTCGGCACGTAGATCTCACGGGAACGCTCCTGCTCCGCCTGGTGGCACCAGGCTTCGATGCGGGTCTGCTCCCGACGCTTCACCTCCACGTGGTAGAGCACGCTTGAAAGCTCGACCAGGTGGTCGCCCTGGCCGTCCAGGTTCAGGACGACGCCGCCCGCCGCCTCGAAGATCTTGAACACGTCGCGTTCGCTGCGTACTCCCTTGTCGCGCGCAGCACGCCCAGCAGCGGAGCGGTCGGTCATCTCGGCTTCTCCTGCTCGGCGCGCAGCGCCATCAACTCCAGGTAGGTCGCCTGATCCAGCCACGGCGGGCACTCCGGGATCAGGTACTCGCGGTTCCACTCCTGTGTCTCGTTCGAGGCGTGCTTCTTGTGTCTGCCTCGGCGAATGTCGTACTTCGGGGACTTCATGCCACCTCCAGCGAAACAGGTTCGATCGGGATCACCTCGGTCGGGATACCCCGACGTCGAGCCTCGGTGATCGTGTGACGCGTCCCCGACGAGGAGCCGTTCCAGAAGGCGAAGACCCGGTCGGGTTTCGTGTCGAGCATCGCCAGGTTGCGGAGGATCCCGGCGCGCAGCCCGTACATCGACCAGTCCGCGGGCCATTGTTCGACGTGCAAACCGAGCGCCCAGGCGATCGAGTCGGCCCAGGTGTCGATGCCTTCGGCTCCGCCGTGGATCACGGTCGAGTCGCTGGGGAGGGAGGAGAGAAGCTTGGAGACCAGGGCGCGGGCGGACTCCGGATCCCCGGTCTCGCGCGAGCCGCACACCAGGACCCTCACATCCCACCTCCCTGCACGAAAAGTCCGAGCGCGGCCGTAAGAACGAAGTAGCGAACCGATGACTCCTCCCCGTAGGGGAGACCTGCGCGCGCCATCACGTCCCGGCTCGCCTCCAGAAGCTCGTCCAGGACGTCGGCGCCGTTCTCGCGCTCATCCACGGGCACGGTGATCGACCAAGTGCGCCTCGGACGCTTCGCCTCGTGCGGTTTGTCGAGCTTCGCGTGCGGGAGCGGGCGCTTGCAGGACGGGCAGATGTTCGGGTCGCCGCCGTCGGCGAGCACGGCGGCCTCCGAGCGTGGCAGCGGCTTCCCCACGACAACCTCAAGCTCGCCCGGCTGCACGTCGTAGATCGGGATCGGGTCGAGTGTCGGGCTTGTCGAATCGTCACGGTTCTCAGAGTCGAGGCTGTCACGCGTGATAGGCGGGACGTCCGGGATTGGAAGCGGTGAGACTGTGTCGATCAGCGGCTCCGCCTTCGAGAGCGGCGGCTGGTAGACAAGCCGCTGGGATGCCGCGAACACGGTCGTCCAGTAGAAGCCGATCCCGTGGTCGGCGTGAAACTCCAGGGTGATCCAGGCCGCGCCCGCCTCGATCTGGTTGTGGTGGGCACGGCAAAGCCCGATCACGTTGCCGGAGATCAGGTTCAGGCCCTCGATCAGCACGTGGTCGTAGGCGCCCGCGAGGAAGCTGCGACGCCAGCAATGATGTGCGTCGGCCGTAGGCTCCCCACAACCCGGCGCCGCACAGATCACGTTCAGGTCGTACGGTGGCCGATCTACCGGCACCACGTTATGGTCTTCAAGCGGGAGTTTCGCCACGGGCTTTCCTCTCTCGTTGGCGGCGGGCTTTGCAGTCGAGGCAGTAGCTTCCATTCGGCCTGCCGTTGCGGTACTGCTGCTTCCGACGCGTGCTTCCGCAGATCCCACAAGCCTCGGTCTGTCGGTGATGACGGACGTGGTCACCGGGGGTGAGAAGCTCCAGGTGATCGGGGTTGATGCAGGCACGGTTCCCGCAGCGGTGGTGGAGATGGAACCCGCTGGGGATCTCCCCGACGTACAACTCGTAGGAGAGACGATGAGCGGCGAACGTCCACCCCGCTGTTGAGAACGCGCCGTAGCCGGTCACCGGGTTGATGTAGCTCGTCCAGATCCAGCAGCCGTTCTCGTCGATCCGACATCGGGACTCCAGCTTGTCCGGCGTCATTGCTTCACTCTCCACGCTGGGCAGATGGGATCTGGATTGAGCGGGCCTGCCAAGCAATACCGGCACTGGTACTGGTGCATCAGGCCGTGAAGCGGCCAGGTCTCGTCGGGGCCGTAGCGGGCGTACAGGTCGTTGATCTGCTCCACCGCCAGCAGCACGGTGCGCGCCGTCACGTCATGGTCACCGACCGGCAGGTGCAGGCCGGGAGCGTTCGAGGGCTGGTAGACCTTCGGCGTCACCTGCCGGGTCGTGATCAGGAAGTCGACGGGCAGGTCGGTGAACAGCTGGTAGATCCGTGCCTGGGCCACCCATTTCGCCTTCGGGGTCGCCGTCTTCTGCCCGGTCGTCTTCAACTCCAGCGTCCGGTTCTCCTCGCAGACGTCGATCTTGCCGACGATCGGAACCGGCACGCCCGGGATCGTCTCCTCCACCCACTCCTCGGTCGTCAAAGCCTGGATCGACGGGTACGCCTCGTCGACGAACGCCCCCAGCATCTTCAGGCCGTTCGCGGCCACCCTGTCGGGCGGGTCCTTCCATTCCGGCTCTTCGTCGAACAGCGACTCCGCCCACGAGCGCTCGTACGCGGCCGTGATCTCGCCGCCGAGCGGATCGACACCCGTCTTCATCTTGTCGCCGATCAACCGCTCCACGGCCCCGTGATGAACCGAGCCGATGAAGCCCTCAAGGCCGCGCCGGGACTTCATCCGCTTCACCCGCTCCAGCCGGAACTGCTCCGGGCAGACCATGAACGTCGCGATCGACGTCGCCGAGAGACGGTCGACCGGGAGGGTGAACCCTGCGAGCCTCACGGTCGGCACCGCTGACAGAACATGCACCGGCAGCCCTGCACCGGCTTGCCACGGCCGCCGCAGGTCACGGCCGCACCTCCTCCATCCACCGCTTGAACTTCGCGCACGTCCGCTCGTGCACCGTCCTGGTGGTCGGCTTGTCGAGTCCGTCCCAGCGCCGTTTCACCTTGGCTGGCTCGCAGGAACAGCGCCGGGCCGCGATGTTCGCCAGCCGCTTCTGCTCCGTCAGGCTCGTCTCGCCCTTCTGTTCGGCGTACCACCGCTCCTGATCCGAAACCGTGAAGATCGAACCCGGGGCGAGCTTGCCCGTCATCAGAAGGGAATGTCATCGGCCATGCCGTCGTACTGTCCGGGCTGCGGCCCCGGGTCGTTCTGGTGGTAGGCCGCAGCGTTCGGCCGCTGCATCGACTCGGCTGTCTGCTGGGTCGCGACGGTCTGCGGGATCTGCCCGGTCTCGAACCAGTGGAAGATCGCCTGCACGTTCGACCAGAACTCGTCGGCGGTGCTGCTGATCCCCGCCGCCACCTTCCCGGCCGTCTGCCGGTGGATCGACTGCTGCCGCTCCCGCTCGGTCTGAGCCATCATCGGCTGAACCGGGATCTGCTGGGTCTGCTGCGGCGTCGGCGCGTACTGCGCCTGCGCGGTCTGCGCCTGCTGGGCGGGCACGTAGGTCGGCCCTCCACCAGCCGGATCGACCGAGTCGATGAAGAAGTTGGTGTACTGGCCGTTCTGCTCGACACGGCAGACGGCCGTCACCAGCTGACCGATCAGCGGCAGCGCGTGGTTGTAGACGTCCTGGCGCACCACCCATTTGCCGCCCTGGTTGTCGAAGATCTCGTACAGCGTGAACGCGTTCTTCGACGGGTCACGCGGCGTCACCAGACGGGGCTGCGCGGACATGAGAGTGAACGTCCTGACTTCCGGCATCGGGACCTCCTGTAGGGAGGCCGAAGACTAACAAGCCTGTCGGACGTAGTCGAGCGACAAGCCCGGACTTTGCGGGGACTTGTCACGCGTGAGAGGTTCAGCGCCCGAGGCTCAAGGCAGCCTCGGACGCTCAGCCTCGCTAGTGGCCTTCTTCGGGCTTCGAGTCGTACACGTGCGACTCGACGACGCTCGCGAACGTCTCCCAGAGCGCGTCGTCGGCGAGACACTCGTGGGCGAGCACTTCGAGCCGCTCGTCGTCGACCTCGTTCACCCACTCCTTCGACGTGTCGTCGTCGCTCCAGCCGCGGAAGTGGTCGCGGATCGCCTCCGGGGTGAACCACACCGCCAGCCTCTCGTTGCGGGCGACGTAGTCCTTCGACGCCTCCACCGCTTTCGCGTCGGCGCAGGTGACCGTCATCTTGTAGCGGGTGTCGGCGACCACCATGAAGAACCACGCCTCCGGGTCGTCGAAGCGGGCGAAGTACAGTCCGCTCATCGTCTCGGCGTCCGGGCCGTAGGCTGTCAGCGCCGTGCGGATGGAGATCGTCACCGCCTTCAGCCGGTCGATCAGCGACGGGGCTTTCACCGCCAGGCCCGCGCCGTCGGACGACCACAGCACCTCCGCGCCCTCGAAGTCGTTCGAGTCGGCGTCCCGGTGCTTGATCGCGGCGCAGGGCACGCCGTTGCGCTCGAAGAACTCAGGCCCGGCACGGAGCACGTACTCGGGCCGAGGCCACGGCGCCGAACAGTGCCCGTCCTTCACCTTCGTTTCGAACTCCTTCGAGTCCGGTCTGATCCAGCCGCCCTCGGCCGTGCGGATCACCACGCTGTAGTACGCCATTCTGGCTCCTTTCAAGGGATGAAGAGAGGGGCCGTTTCCGGCCCCTCTCGGTTGTTCTTCGGCTGAGGCAGACTCAGCTGAGGCTGAGGATCTCCGCCCTCACCACCAGGAGCACGGCCAGGACGACCACAGCCACGCCCAGCAGCACCTCGGCGACGAACACCAGCCGGGTCACACCGTCACCCGCTTCCCAGCCCGCACCGAACGCCTCAGGTCGCGGAGCAGATCAGCGGACGGCACGAGCGGCGCCTGCCTCTTGCCCAGCTTCGGCGTCGTGCCTTTCACCTTCGCGTTCACGAGGGCGCGCAGGGCGACCTCGTCGGGCCGAACCAGGTCGACCTCCTCCTCGATCGACCCGAGCTTGCCCCGGACGATCTGGGTCGCGACGTCGAGACCCTCCTTGC